TGTATCCGGTCTGCGTCATGAGGTTGACAAGACGGGAGTAGTAGTCCTGCTGACGGGAGTACGCCGTGTCGTCCTGCTTCTGAAGGACAGACAGATTGTCCATGTACCGGTTGTACGCGGTGTTGTCCGCGTTCTGGAGATACGAAAGATTGTCCCAGTAATTGGACAGGTCATCCTTGTACCGGTTGTAGTCCTGGTTCTCCAGGTCCATGTTGAGTCCATACAGTTTATACAGATCAGATGTTTCCTGGTTGTACCGGCCATATGCATTGTTGTACAGGTCAGGCACGATATCGTTCAGCCGCTGGAGATAGGCGTTGTACGCCTGCTGCCCCACGCTCTGCGAATAGGTGCTTCCGTATCCGCCGGTAAGACCTGCTGCCTGCCCCATCGTGTCTTTCATGGCCTGTTTGCCCAGCGTCTGATACTGGTCCTTGTACTGCTGGTACAGAGCATCTCCGTTCAGGTCGTAGGTAAACGGTTTCCTGTTTGAGATCTGATTGTACAGGTCGTTTAGCTGCGTTTCGCGGCCGCTCACATAGGTGGGCCTGTTCTTCTGCGCGTCTTCTATCTGCTTCTGATACTCGCTGGTATAGCCTTTTTTCAAAAGGTCTTCATAAGTCGCCATACTCATTCTCCTTTCTTACAAAGTCGCCGCTGGAAATGCCATGTGTATATTTGTAACGATGGATGACTTCAGCGTGGAACCATAGTTGTGAATCTTCACGTTGCCGTTCGCATAGATGGACAGCCGGTATCGGTCGCCATCCGGGTCGGTCCAATCCATCGTTTCCTGTTTCATGGGCCGGTAGATGGCCGGTACCGGATTCAAGTCCGTCGTGTCGTTGACGGGGATATTGGACATCGTGGGGCCGACGTGGACGAACACGAGGCCCATATACTTACGCAGATTCAGCGTGATAGACATCGTCCCGTCGTCGGTCGTCACATCTTCGGTTGCCGTCGTCTGGCGGACAAATGCCTGGAATATTCCGGGAGCATTCTCCGCAGGCGTGCCGATTATCTCTTTCACCGCCCTTGCGAGCGCGTTCCCATCTATCTGCTTCGGATCAATGGCATTAAGGGCCATGTTCATATACTCGGCAGCTTTCCATAGGTATTCCAGGACCGGCTTCGTTTCAGGCAGCGCCTCAAGCATATTCGGTTTATCCAGTTGGAACATCAGACGTCACTCCCCACTTCCAGCGTCGTGCAGATGGAATACAGGATGAATTCGCCATGCCCGACCAGCTTGTACTTCAGATGGTCGCATCTTCTCGGCTGGACCGGGAGAACAAACGATTGGAGTCCTTTTTCCTGCAGCCGCCCTTTGCTGTGCCATATTCCATCCGAATCGTACTGAACGTAAAGCTCGCACCACGAATTGGCGGCAAGGTTAATGCGGAAGATGAACCGGGACAGATACTTGTTGTCCTCAAAGTTAAGCCCGATCACACCGGACTCCGCGAACCAATCTCCATAGGTGGTTTCCGTATCCCATCCGACCGTTCCCACTTCCCAGATGCCGGTCTTTGCCAGAGGGATGTCGTAGGTTTCGTAGCAAAGCTGGTGGCGAAGCGGGGAATAGTTTATGGGATTGTGCGCCGTCACCTGATGCCATATCCTGCGTTCCGTATCGTATATGAATGTAACCGGTATGCCATCAACGCCGCCGACCTTTTTGGCGGACAGAACATATCTCTTGTCCAGCGCGCCGGCCACGCCGTCCCAGATGTTGTATGGAATCTCGTCAGAAATCCTCGTCGGATAGGTTCCGGTATATGCCATGACGCCAAAATGCGAAAGATAGTACAGAATGCCGTTGATAACGACCGTGCTTTTTGAGCTTCCAAGAGCAACGCCGTCCGCGTCCGTTACGCTCACCTGATGCGCCCCGCTGGAGCTAACGTATATCTTCTGTATGCTATGCTCCTTGAAAAACGTAGGATACCCATTGTAGGATACCGCGCCGGTCCAGGAGCCGGCCACGCCTACGCTTGCCCTCCAGGAATCGGTGGATAATCCCTCGTAGACTTCCCAGTTTTTAAAGCTGCCAAGCGCGGACGCATACAGTTCGTTGATGTTCTCCCCGTTGACCACGCCGAATTTGCATCCCCATAGGCGGTTATTGCACTCAATGACGTAGTCCATGTCAGGCATCCTGCGCTCTACTTCCACCTTCGCATCGTTGGTAAACGCCTGGTCTACCATGCCGATGATGATGAAATACTTCCCGCCCACTTTTTGCAGGATGTGGGAACCGTTAAGGGCGGCCACCTGATCCTCAATGGCCGTACCTGCGGAGGCGAACCCGGAGAAGGTGACGCCATCGCCCTCGGCCATGCCGCTGAACGACGGGATGTCCCGCAACGTAGTATCAGTTATCTTGAGGTAGGTCGTCGGGATGGATACCCACATGGCGTTTGCCGTGCTGAACCGCTTCAGAACGTGGATGTCTTCGCTGGTATCAAGCCACAGGTCCCCGTCGCTGGGAGAAGCGGGCGGAGTAGCGGACGTGGTGTATCCGCTGTACACGTTCCCGTCTTTGTCGCACATGGATACTGCTGGCGCCACGTCTGTCTTGTAGTATCCCTCTATATCCCCGTACTCCGTGAGATCGTTCACGTTGATATACTTCTTGTCAGGAAGAATGAGAAGATATGTGCCAAACTGGACGAACTGCTTCTCGCTGTTGGTAAGCTGAAGGTTCGTTACGGTGCTGTCCACCTGAAGAAAATACTGCGTGACCGGCGGAGGACCGACGATGGGGACCGCCTGGATATAGGCAAGGTGGTCGTTCCCGTCTATGCCCGTATAGGTGAACACTCCGCACTTCTGCGACGTGCTGGTTATCCTCGTCGGCATCCGCGCCGGGGCAGCCATTGGGTACTGGTCGGTAGAAAGGTTTTCCTCGTCGTACCATTCCACCGGAGGCGTGCCGTACCGGTCGCTGGTCCGCAAGCCGTCGGAGATGCGTGGATTGTGATTGTATCCTCCGAACACGGTGACCATGTGCCGGTTCGTATCCGGTCCCTGTGTCTGCGGATAGAACATATCACCACCACCTGACTCTCGTATGCTTGGCAAAGTAATGCCGGGTTACGTAGTCCATATAGTCCAGCATGGCGGCGTTGTACTTGTCCACAGAGGCGTTGTACCGCGCCGTTTCGTTGTTTGTGCTGTTTATATGCATCTCCAGATACCAGCGGTAAATGACGTCAAACGGTGACGGCACGAGCAGCGTCGTGCTGGGGTCGGTATCCGGTCCGTATCCTGTGAATTCCGGTTCCCTGCGGATGCCATGCGGCAGGAGAATCGTTTTATATATATGCAGGTCAAGGTCGCTCAACCATGCGATTTTGTCCGTGTCGCTAATCTGGTTGACCGTCATCCTGTTGACCAGGTCAATAGCTTCGGCAATCGTCATAGGATCACGCTCCTTTCAAGAAAAGAGGGGAAGCCCGTGCTGGACTTCCCCTTTGTTTCCGGGCGGTTACTTCAGGCCGTCAACATAACGAAATGCGGCGTCTTTTGCCTTCTCGCTTGACGCGAGGACTTCTGCGACCGGTTCAGGTACTGCTACCTCAACGCCTTTCTTGATGCGGAATCCCTGCCCGTTCACTCCCACGAAAAGTTCCGTTTCCTCTCCGGGAAGCGCGCGCGGCAGCCGGACCAGCACCTTGCGTTCCATCGCCCCTGCGGTCACTTTTGCCTTTGTTTCATTGTTGGATGCCATTCTGTAATCACTCCTTAAATAATGTTAATTCGCTTCGTCTACGGAACTATAGGCGGAAGCGGACTCCAGGCGGACCATGCGCTCCTGATACAGGATAGCGGCCGCCGTTTCGAACTTATAGCCGACCGTGGAGAACTGCTCCAGAGGGCCGCCCACTTCGCTTCTGGGTTTGATGATCATTTCCATGCCCATACCGGCGGGGTCAACCACGCCGAAAGCATCCTTTCCGAAGAACAGGGTGCAGTACAGGGCCTCGCCGTTGCCAAGGCCCTCGCCCGGATAGATGGTCGCACCGCTCGTTACGCTGGCCTTGAGGCCCGGGGTGATGGTCAGCGCACCGGTGGTGTTCGCCGTGACGGTGTAAAGCTCGCCGGCAAGGCTGATGACACGACCCACGCACTCGCTGGCGACCAGGGTCTGCGAAACAGACAGGGACGTAGCGGCGGCGGAGGCGTTGGCGGACAGGGTCAGATTCCGGGCGGCGGCAGACAGGTCTTCGGCCTTGAGGATGGGTGCATTGGTGGTTTCAATGAACCGGCATCCGTGAAGCTCTCCGATCTCGCCGTTGAAAATCTGCGTGGTCGCAGCGTACTTGTGGGCCTCAATCCACTCGTCGCTCTGACGCAGGTCATAGGCGACGGAGGGATGGACGACCGCGACGTACTTGCCGCCCTCATAGGGCTGGGCTTTCTGTTTCTTGAGCATTGTGACCGCCTTGTTGACCTCGGTCGGGGTGATTCTGCAATCACCGTCCAGGCCGGCGCGGGACAGGACTGGAGTCACAGTACCGCCGCTGATCTTGTCGG